CCATCCAAGTCAATACCAGTTCACGTTTCTTCTGTGCGGCATCTAAACGGGCTTGATATAGTTTAGGATGATCAACTTTGGTGTACTTGGGATTACCATTTTTGTCAGTTTTAGGGTCACCAGTAGGATGTAACTGCGGCACTAGTTCAACACCTTTGGCATTGACTTCTGCCCACATGGCAGCAACTTCCGGTCCTGTGGGATCACGCCACTCGCCTTCCCATACTCCTTTACCGATCTGAAATCCACCTGAGTCACCTAAGACCCACGAGGTACTGCGATCACGGTTACGGAACATGTCCTCAGTTTCGTCTGGCTTGGTAAGATCTAAGTTAGCATGTCCTGCTGAATATAAACAATGATCAAAGTAGAACGCACCTTTATCTGGATTTAGATAGTTAAGGCTTTCTACGCCATTGGCTAGACTTGGTGGTATACGTGCAGGATCTACATAGTTTCCATAGCGTTGTTTGCCTATGAACGTTGAGTAGAAACCTGACGTAGCCGGCAAGAAGTATGCGTAGTCGCTTTGCTGTGCAGTCAGGTTCTTATTCATTATTTGCTCTGTGCCGGTAGAATGTAGTTGTATTCAGCAAGACCTGAATCAACGGTGATCTGCATAGCACCTTGGTCAGTGATACGCATAGTGACATCACCGCCTAAATTTAAAATACTGATAACTTGAGTCACCGGCCATGCCCAATTATGTTTCAATTTAACTTTAACATCAGATTGAAATGTAAAACTACCTGCGTGAGTACTGGCATCTCCAAAGAAGAAAATCAAATTGCCGTTTTCAGTTTTAACTTGGAATGTAGTTTCGTCACTGTGAGCATGAGCCTGTAATTTAAGTCTTTGAATACTGGCAACACTTGGTTGAAATTCTACATCCCAATTGGCACCTTTAAACTTGGCAGTTTTTAATTTTTCATTAATAATTTCAGCCACCATAAATCGATAATCATTAACAAAGTCTCCGATGGTATTATCAAAATGTAATCCAGTTGGAATCTCTTTGCCATTGCGTTGTTCTCTTACCACTGCAATTTTTGCATTATCCTTGTACTCTGGATTTTTCAAGTGCAATGCTAACTTATCTAAGTTAGGCATTCCAAATATACCGTCAAATTCGTCAACTAATTTATGTGTCTTTGCCTGTACCACTACTGATCGATCTTCGGCAATTGATTCGATAATGGTTTCGTCGTCACTGGTAATTTTAACCAGCGGCAGAAAGCCTAAACTGTGAGTATGTGCCACGATGTCTTGTAAAATGTCTTTCATAATAATTCCTTTGTGTTAGTATATAGATTTTTTTGTTAGAAGTCAAATAATTTATTAAATGTATTTTTTTCTTCTGTGCTTTTAACATCCCAATTTAGAACACCGATAAGGTTATCTAATTTGTTGTCAATGATTGTCTGTTCCATTTCTTCGTGATCAAACGGCAGATCTTGAAACCATTTGGGCAAACGGAGTTCGTCTACAGGATATGCCACCGAAGTGTATTCTAATGGATTTGCTTTTAGTTTGCATACAATGACTTTTTGTCCGTCTGTGATATTCATGGAGTATTTGTCATCATACATCCGTTTAAGAGTGTTCCAGTTGAGACTGGCACGAACGTGACCGGGCATGTTAGTCTTGCCTGCTTTCTCTTCTTTGCCGCGATATGCAGAAACATTGTTGGCACGTTTAGGTGAACCTTTTTCCCAACCTGGACGTACTTTGAAGTTGGTCCTAAACTCAGTAATAAATTCTAATACTTCTTGTTCAGATGCACCAGTTAAGACTTTTTCCAATATATCACTTAAGAAGTTTTGAATAAATTCTGGCGTATCACTACGTTTCAGATCCAAGCCCATGGCCTTGATTTTACCTGGCTTTCCTTCTATGTCTGTACGCTTGCCTTCTTTGTCGTAATATAACACTGCATATCGTTTCTTAGTAATAAACAAGCCTTTGCTGGCAACAATTTCTCGACCTGCTTTAATAACTTCACCACGTGATTTCGGACAATGAAATGTATCTAAAAGAAATTGCGGAAACGTGGCATTTACTTCATCTGCAATTTGATCATACAGTTGCACCACGGTTTCTTTAGTCCAAGGAATAACACCTTTGTCTATATCTCGTTGCAAAGTTTTGTAAGCACTAAAATAACAACTGTCAGTATCGCCATAGATCACTGCTTTACCCACATGATTGTACTCGCCAGTGATAATTTCATTAACTTTACTGGCCATGTGTTTGGCAATCTGTCTGCCAACCAATGTGGTGCTTTGTCCAATGCGCTTGTCAAAGAAACGGCAACCTGGATTTAAAATAGCACCATACAGACTGTTAAGGTTAATTTTCTTAACCAACTGACGTTTGTCCCAATATTCTTCTTCTACTTTATTTCCTGCTTGAATACACTCTTTTAGTTTGGCCTGCATCTCCTTACGTTCAGCATACCAACGTTTGAGCAAGCCGGGAATAATTCCTTCTTTCTCATAGGTAAACACAGTGCCGTTAGCACTCAGCATCCATGGCTGATTGCTTTCATAAATTAAATGATACACTTCGGCAGCACTCAGTACATCTTTGTCGCCGTTTTCCCAGTCAATGGTAATGTCAACTGCTTTGTCTTGGCGCATCACTGCATCATATTCCATGCTGCCAAACATGCCTTCCCAAGCCGCCGCAAAAGATTTTTTCTTAAGAGTAGTCTGTTCGTTGATATATTCTTGAGTCTGTACTGGGCGCAGTTGACCTACAATGGTTTCTGGACCCATGTTTAATGCACGAATTGCTGACGGATACAGACTGTTGATGTCCAACGATCCCACCCAATCTTGCAATCCTTCTTTGGGGTAAGCAACATATGCACCAGCGGCAGCAGTGTCTTCAAGTTCGTCCCGTTTTATTCTATTGGGCACTTGGAATCCTCTACGATGACACTCATTGATAATGGCCTGCTCAGTCACAGCCACGGCACCCATTGTGGTCTGCAACAACACTGTACACTCATGTGCCAGTTTATTGCTCAAGTCGATGAACTTCAATTTCTTATCTAATTTGTCTAACAATGCACAGTCTTGACGATTGTATTCTACAAATTTACGGAAATCATTCTTGTACAATTGATCAAGCGTGCCTTCGTATACTGTTTTGGTTTCGCCCACTTCCATTTCACCAATGGCATCCAGTCGATAGGTATGTCGTTCTTCATAAGTGTATTTTCGATACAGTTCAAGACTGTCTAAATGCACTCGTCCATGAATGTCATATGTAATGGCTGTTTTGCCATATTTTTCATATTCACGTTTTTTAGGCATTTGATCCCAAAGACAAAGTCTGCGTGTATCGTCTTTGCTGAGAACTTTGGTAATGCGATTCACAGTGTATGGCATATCAAAGCCTTCACTGTTCCAGCCACTTAAGATATCTGCATCTTGAATTAAATTCAAAAATGTATCTAGTATGTCTGCTTCGTTGTCAAAGATGTGTGTGTTGGGAATATCTTTGACCAATTGCTGAGCCTGTTCAACTGACATGCCTTTGGGAGGCATGGCCAAACAGACCAGTGTGTCTAACCATTGTAGGTGAACAGCGATGGCAGTAATTGGCATGAATGCATCTTCAGGCGATGCATAGCCACGTTCTGGATCAAAGTCCACCTCAATGTCCCAAAACGCCACATTAAGTTTAGGAGCCTCGGCGTTGAGATAATTTTCACTCAGTGTTGAAAAGATTGGATTGATGTCTGCTTCATACAGTTTCTTGTTAGAATGTATGCTTAGTTCTTTACGGAAATCTTTACTGTTTTTAGACACCACTCGAGACAATGGTTCTCCAAAAATACTTTGGTATTTGCCCCTGGGGTCTTGATGATAGAATGTGTAGCGAACTGGATATTCTTTAAATATCCTTTTACCTTCGTTGCTACGTTCAACTATCTTGATGATATCAGCATCACGCTGAAAAAATGCGTCTACATACAAATTGTTTTCTCCTATGCAATTTACGGCTTGCAAATACCATGATGTCATTTATGGCTGACGGACCTTTGTTTATATTAATTACTTAGCATTCTAACAAGGCCAACAGTGTCAATTGCGGTCAGCAGACAATAGTTAGCCAACATACCAAAAGATTTCCTAGTCCAAGCAGCCCAAGCATACATAGCACAGCCAGCAATCCAAATAGGATAAAGAGTAAGAAGCGGAGGAGTGGGCACCGTGACCGCCATAGTGATACTGCAACCAATACTGATAGCCCAAGCAAGCAACTCAATAGCAAAACGAATTGGGTTAGACTTAAAGTCATCTCGAATCCAGTCAAACGTTGGCTTTAGCAGTTCATTCATCTTTGGGTAAACGGTTAGTGACACCAAGAATCATTTCAATGTCATTCCATTCTTGTTCATGTGCTTTCCAGTTATCTTTGTGTGCAATGGTAATTGCTTTGTTAATGATACTGGGTTTAATTTCCAATTCTTCAGCAACTGCTTTAACAGTTTCTTTTAGTCCTTCTTTGAGATCTTCAACCTCACGTAAGATATTTTGGCCCTCGTTGATTAAACGTTCCAATTTGGCTTTTTCTTCGGGTCCATAAATTCTAGTTGACATAATTACTCCTTGATGTTATAGTATACACTACTTAGTAACTTAAGGTCAATGCAAATGATGAAAAAACTACTGACAGCAATGCTGATTATGAGCCAAAGTGTGTATGCACAAAACTGGGATGATCCCAACAGAAAATTTGAAATGAATAAAAACTCTCACGAGGAGATGTTGATCACTGTGAAACCAGTGCCCAATGTTCAACAAGCATGTGACACAGAAAATCGTCGACGAATGGGTAAATCATTTGGGTTTGCAGTCAATGCATGCAGTTTCTGGGATGGCAATCGTTGTGTAATTATTGTGCCTCAACGAGCCACCATGCACACATTAGGACATGAATTATTGCACTGTTATCAAGGCAATTGGCATTAAAAAAGCGCCCCAGGGGCGCTTTTTGTTTATCTAAACAATGCTGTTCTTATTCGTTCTAAGATAGCATCATCTTGTGATCTAACACTGTCCTCCTTCGTGGGAGATGTGCCTCCTGCAGGAATGCCTAATTTTTCTCTACCTTGATCAATTATAGATGGCT